GCAATAAACAGATGTCTTGACTATGGCGATTTTGGTTCTTTAGCTGATGTAAAGCCCGAATTAACTAAGTTGCTATCAATAGCTGTCTTAGCTGAGTCTCCTTACGATTGCGATGCTTATTACGGGGATTGCAGAAGCATTAACACACTGATGTATATATCGGATAGGTGGCGCTGCACTGGCCGAATAAAATGGCTGCTACTAATATGTTCTGAGAGTTTAAAGGAGCAAGTCAAATGAACACACATATCGAGCTAGTTAAAAAATGGCTAGCTGACTCAGAGTCAGTTAGTCAGAAAGAATTAGAAGTTAATCGTATTGCTGCTTATGATGCTGCTGCTTTTGCTGCTGATGCTGCTATTCCTGATTATGCTGCTGCTGCTGATGCTGCTGCTTCTGCTGCTGCTTATGCTGCTGATGCTGCTTACTGGGTTGAATGTTATGAAACACTAAAGGAGAGAGACGATGAATAATATAATGTGGGGTATTGTGATTGTGGCGGTGATAATTTTAGTTGCTGGCGCTTTCATGCAGGACTAGTGCGATAGTTTTAGTTTAAGGAGAGAGACGATGAAAACACGTTATAGAGAGCAGAAAAGGTTTTTACGCAATTCTGTTTTGGTTTTACAAGTTGGGATTGAAACGGATGACACATACAATTATTACTTACTCCCTAGTTTGCAACACATCCACACTTGTTGGAGAGATGCGACTGTTGAAGATTTAACACTATTGGAGCAAGGCGATGAATGATTACTCAGCAAGTATACCACCGTGGAGAGTTGAACTTACTCAGCAGAGGGAGCGCATTGTAGAGCTTGAGAAAGAGCGTGACACATTAACAAACTTCACAATGTGGGCATTAGAATCTGTCTTTGCTGGCTCTGATATTTGCGGTGATGCTGCTCAAGATAAAATGTATGAATTGGGCATTCTAACCCGTGAAATCTACGACCCAGAAGTTCACACGCTAATTCAAGGTGGTGAATGTGAAGCTGGTGACTATATCTATTTCCTAAAGGATCAAGGCTAATGGTCAATAGTAAAATGGTAGCTTCAGCATCAACGATGGCTTGCCTAATAGCTCATGGGATGCCTACATCTAATGTCGTGGTGGCCGATTTAAGCCTAGAGCCAGTCAGTAGGTTTCACTACGTTGACCTAACCAATACCGCAAAGCGCCCTGTTAAATCAACATATGGCAGCAAACAAAGAAATCGTAAATATGAGCGCAAAGGAGCAAGGCGATGAATGATTACTCAGCAAGTATACCACCGTGGAGAGTTGAACTTACTCAGCAGAGGGAGCGCATTATAGAGCTTGAGGGTAGACTGGCATCTTACGAACGTTTAGCAGCAAAAGCTTTTGCTGCTATTGCTGCTGCTGATGCTGCTGATGCTGCTGCTGCTGCTTTTGCTTTTGCTTACTGGGTTGAACGTTATGAAGCACTATTGGAGCAAGGGTAATGAGTTTGATACACATCCCAATTAAACATTATAAATTTGAACAAGACTTTTTCGTGCTGCATTGCACAAGGTTACAAGAGCGAATTGCAGATCTTGAGAAAGAGGTTAAAGGTTATCAAGTTGCACTATCTTTACCATCAAATAACAAAGTCCACAACCTAGAGCGGCAGGCTAAGGGTACTGAAGTTGCTGTAAGGATTAACTTAAAATCATATTCAGACCCTTACGTCGTTAAATTAATGGGCAGAGCTTTGGCGTTACGAAACAAAGACGAAGCACTACAGGAGCAAGTGAATGACAAAGAAGACTACCGTTAATGTCGGAACCATTGGTCATTGCGATCACGGCATAAGCATAAACACGGGTGATTACATAGATCCCACTCCTTGGACTCCTGAAGATCATGAAAGGTTTAAGAAAGCGATGGTGCGTGTTGATGAACTCCAAGGTATAACAAACTCGAAAGGACATGGCAATGAAAATTAGTAAAAACAGTTGGCACTACAAACTTGTTAATGCAAAGGTATTAGGTCAGTCTTTTTATGATGGGTACGAAATAAGTCATAGTTTATGTTTGTATTTCTGGCAAGTAGTCAAATCTATATTATTAATAGTGTTTTTGATAGTACTAGGCGCAGGTGTTGGAATGCTCGTGGTGTACCCAGCTGCAGGTTTAGTTGGTTGGATGGTCACTGGTGTTTATATTCAAGACGCGACTATTATGATTGGGGCGGTGGTCATCGCGCTTGCATGTGTTCCAGTTACAGCAATTATTACAGCAATTATTTGGATAAAGATTGATAAAATGCTCAGAACTAATATACCAACCCCAAGTTTGATTTCAAGCTATATTCAAGCAAAGAAAGACAAGCTTTGTCCTGTCATCGAGTTTACAAAATGAACAGGAAACATATCTTGGTCATATCCGCCTTAATCATCGCAGAATCCTTGCGCCAATGGATTATGAACGATACGGTCGAAGTATTCCTTGTCATTCCATTGGTGCTTGCTCTTGTGTATGCTGCAGTAACAACGTTAAGATATCTATCAGGAGGGCGATAAATCCTTAGTTATAAATAATGGATTAGTATTGTACAAAGGCTAGGATTTAATGTCTTACAATTTTAGACCAAAGACTGAAGATGAAATAAAGAAACTAGGAATTACTGCGACAAAAGAGAAGTCAGTAGTTGACTTGTTTCGCACGATGAATTCATCGTTTGGGTCCGATTACGATGAATTCATCACAATTGAAACTGGTGATGCAAATTTCGGAAATGTTAAAATTTTAAATGATTTCAAAGAGCTTGTTGATATTGTTACGTACCGACGAGCGTTTTCAGGAATCGGGCTGAAGTTTGGGAATGGCTCAATTGTAACGAGTAAAGCTCCAACAACCCAACAGCAAGAGATAGTCACGTTAACAATCTTTGAGCTCCTGCTTTCAAAGAAAGGCAACAACTATAAACACTTTCTTGAAGCTGTACCTGTTTTATTAGAAATATACCCATCCCTAATGGAAGAAAAGAGCTGGTTCAAATCATTTGAATTACAGTTTAATGAAATAGAGAAAGCCACGAAGTTACCAAATAACACGTTTGATGTATATAATCGTGATGGTGGTTTCATGGACTATATCAGTAAACTCGTTAAAGATAAGTTTCAAATATCAAAGAAAGACTCTTGGAATCCAGCCGATATATGGCTCATACGCAATTCAGCATGGCCAAAATATGTAAAAGCTCTTGATGACGCTAAAGCTATTAATGAAGTCAATGAAATATTAGTGGTTGCGTATAATAAAATGGATATCGTAGGAGTTTCTCTTAAAAAGAACAACGGCCGACAGCTGAACTACGATCTTGTAAATCTAAAATCAGATCTTAAAAAAATCCCTGCGGTGAAACTCGAATCCATCGCGCTCAATATACCATTTGACCCAAAGACTCTAAGTTTCACTTCAGTTACTAGCAATGTAATACTTTCGCAGAATAGCAAAAAGTATTCGTTAGGCTTTAAAAGTAATCAGGCTAGTATTGGTAATATAACTTATGAGTTTTCAGCAAGTGGCGGGGCTGCCTTTTTAGGAAAGGTGCCAAAAGACATGCTAAGTTTAGAATTGAAAAAGCATGGTCATACAATGCCAGTTCATACAGATTTCATGAAGTTTGACCGAAAAGACTTTGAGATGAAATCTAAAAAGATTCAACAATCATCAAGCATATTCAAATTTAATGGCGACGTTAAAACCTTTGTTAAAAATTTAGAGCTATCATGGTCTAAAGGGCGAGCTAAGGACAACGTTGTCATTTCTCAGATATTTACATTTGCATATATAATAGCAACAATGACTGCAGCTAAAAGAGCCGAATTTATCGAAACTATATTTTATATGGCTCAAAAGAAAGGAAAGATATTTGGTCCTTTTGGGAAGCTGCATTAAACCTAACACATTAACAAGAGATATATATGAAATCATTTAAGTCATTCATAACAGAAAATTACCCTACTAAGAAATAGGAATGTATATATAATATAGACTCACATAGAGGATATAAGATATGTTCATATACAAAACTACAAACACGGTAAACGGTAAACAGTACGTCGGATTATGCGGGCGAGAGAAAGCTGATAGCTATTTAGGTTCAGGCACCTTATTACGATTAGCAATTAAAAAGTATGGTAAAGACAAGTTCGAAAGAGAGATCATAGAACGCTGTGAATCATATGAAGAACTGTTAGTTAGAGAAGAATATTGGATTGGCCAATATAATGCAGTTAACGACCCAATGTTTTATAATTTAAGCCATGGCGGTTTTGCTGGTAATGCTGAAATCGTTAAAGAATATTGGTCAACCATGACTGAAGAACAACGTAAAACTGCTAGGAATTGGAAAGGTCATTTTATAGGTTTAGACCAGAGCGGTGATAAACATATTAGCAAGCTTAAAGATGATTGGTGTGACAACGTCGCGAAAGGCGTACAGGAAACTTGGGATTCATATAGCGATGAAGAACGCGCTAAAAGAGCTGATAAAGTTAAGCAAGGGATAAAGGAAAACCGTAGAGACTTTTCAGGAAAGAACAACCCAATGGCTGGAAGAAGCGCTATAACTGAAAAGAATTTAAAATGGTATACCGATGGTATAAATAGTTTATATGTAACCGAAGACACTCAGCCTTCAGGCTATTACCGTGGTCGCAAAATGAAAAAGAGAAAAGTTAATGAAATCGTTTAAGTCATTCATAACAGAAGCAAAAGCTGGTGTTAATAGTCATCTTTCACATATCGAAGATTTGATTTTATATCAGGGAGTGAAAGGAACTCGTAATGGCATAACTGCTCTTCGAGATCTTCGAGATATGTTAAGTGGTAATACTTCGAAAGGAACAAGCGTTACGGTTAAGTGGGATGGCGCTCCGGCGTTATTCTGTGGATTAGATCCCGCGGACGGTAAGTTCTTTGTGGCTAAGAAAGGCATCTTCAACAAGAATCCTAAGATCTATAAAACAGCTCAAGACGTTGATGATGACATTCCTAATCCTGACTTAAATAACAAAATGAAAGTTGCGTTAGTTGAACTTGCTAAACTTGGTATTAAGAAAGTAGTTCAAGGCGATGTAATGTTCACATCCGATGATCTCAAGATTGAAACAATTGATGGTGTTAAATACGTCGTGTTCCATCCTAATACAATTGCTTATGCGATACCTGCTGATAGCGGTCTTGGTAAACAGATTCGAGCAGCGAAGATCGGTATTGTGTTTCATACTGAATACAATGGTAATTCGATTGCAGATCTTAAGGCGTCGTTTGGTGCAAACATTAAAGGATTTAAAAAGTCAAAAGGTACTTGGTTCGCATCTGCTGACATTCCAGATTTGAGTGGACAAGTAACAATGAACGCAAAAGAAACTGCGGCTGTTACTAAACATCTATCAAATGCAGGTAAGATCTTTCAACAGATTAGTTCTTCAGTCCTTAAAGATATTGAAACAATTCCGAACCTTGGTCAGACTATTGAAACATATAACAACCGTTCAGTCCGAGCTAATCAACGTATAACTGATACCAAGAAACATGTTGACGGATTAGTCGCATATGTATCTGAAAAGTTCCAAAAAGAAATTGACAAACTAAAATCTGAGAAAGGTAAAGCTCGTAAACAAGTGGCTAAAGATGATTTTATGAAGTTCTTCTCTGATTCTAATAAAAGGAATTTAAAACTCGTGTTTGACCTGCAAAAGGAACTTGTGGAGGCTAAAATACTGTTGATAGAAAAACTTAGTGATATAAATAATATTAACAAATTCGTTAAGACTAAAAATGGTTATAAAGTTACAGGTGATGAAGGATTCGTTGCAATTGACCATTTAAGTGGCGGAGCAGTAAAGCTAGTTGATAGAATGGAATTCTCAACAAATAATTTCTCATCCGAAATTTTGAAAGGTTGGATGTCAGATACCAGAAACTAATTATTATATATGGTTAACCCCGCATGGAGACAAGCATGAAAACCTTTAAAGAATACGTAGAACCCGAAGATGACATTGACGAAGCCTTGGATCTGAAGCAACGTTTCAAAGCAAAGCAAACGTTCCGCAAGAACAAAGCAAAGATCGCAATGGGTAAAAAGAAAGCCGAAAAGCGAATTGCATCTCCTGAGAAATTAAAATCTCGTGCAAGAAAGGCCGCTCGTAAAGCTGTCGAGAAACAATTAATAAAGAACAAAAGTAAAGACGAATTATCGTTTTCACAACGTCAAGCTCTAGAAAAGCGGGTCGATGCCAAGAAAGGCGTAATAGATCGAATCGCTAAAAAGATACTGCCAGCAGTTAAGAAGGCAGAATTAGAGAAGAAACGCGGTGGAAACAAAAAAGATGAAAAATAAAACTTTTAAAGAACTTCAAGAAAACTTATTATATGATCCGAACACCAAGATAGATTTCTTAGATGATGAGAAATCTATCATTGATGCGTTTATGATTAACTTTGTTGGTCTTCTACTTGCGTATAATTTATCTAACAATCCTGCAAAGATTCTCCGACATATCAAAGCTGATGCAAAAGTCCGCGTTAGCAATATTGACGATACCAATAATGATATGTCTCTTATTATTAAAGTTATGGCTGATAAGGATTTCTTTAAGACGTCTATCACGGTTAACGAGATTACGCGTTTCTTTGCTATATTAAAAACTGGTAAGATTAAAGAAGTCGACGAAGGTCAAATATTTGCTTGGGTTAATGCTGTTAAACCTGCAAAAATGGTTAAGATGCAGAAGTCTTTAAAGAAAGCGTTGAAGACAATTCTTGACGATGGCGATTTAACTTTAGGTCTTAAACATATTCGATGGTCAGCTATGCGTAATGCTTCGGCATCAGGTGAGTTCCTTGTATTGACAAAAGGAATGAAGTTTAAGCAAGTTAACAAATCTATTACCGCAACTCCTCAAACTGTTGCAACAAGTTCTAATCAAGTAATTGATGATATTGCGAAAGGTAATGCTGCGTCCATTGCAGCCTCAGTTGCTATTGCTGCACCGCCTAAACTTGATAGGATCCCGACCGCTATTAGGAATAGAGATCCTAGTATGATTTTGCGGGCTGTTAAAGAAGACGCTACCGAGTTCGTTGCAGACTTCATATCAATGCTAAGATACGACAAAATCACTGGCGATCCTGCTACGCTTGAAGCTTTACGAGAAGCGTATACTACAGCGCTTGGTACGACAACAATAAGAGCTTCAATCGACGAGCTGTTTAAACAACAACTTACAGGTGATTCATACAAATTCACGGCCAAAGAACTTCTAGAAAAAGCTAAAGACTTTGGTGCACTGACGATTGAACTTCCGGCGATACTAAGACGGACAGATTTCTATGACCCATTAAAGAATGGATCTCGTAGTAATTATGCCGCGCAAGTAATGTATTTCCTTGAAGACGATGTTCCATCATTAGGATTCCGCCCAAGCACTTGGTTACGAAAAAATATCAGATCATTAGTAACTGGTGGCATCAACGGTCAAAAGAACCGTCATTTGATAAATAATGCTAGCACCGTTGCTCGTGGCGAAGTTGATGTATTCCTTGATATTATATCTAATGCTGTAGAAGTTAAAGAAGGATTGATTAAACCATATAAAGGCGGTGGCACTGATGCACCATTTCCGTCAAGCACAAAATACGTATTAGAATTAAACATAAATGCCGATGCCGCTGCAGCGTACGACCCAGAGTATTTCAGAGGTCTTTCGCCGACTATTAAAGTGCAGCAGTATTCACTTGACGATCCAATTCAATGGGCTAATAAATTATATGATGAATTAACAATTGCGGCTAGTGGGAGTAGTAATTCTTTTCAAGTTCAACGTATTATCCTTGATATACTAGAAGCGAGACCTGTAGGTACATCGGAAGAAGCAGTCTTCTCTATACAAGCTCTTAGTCAGAAGTATAACTATAATGAATTCATGTCAATAGTTAAATACGCTTATTCTGGAGTATTACAAAACGCGGTGCTTGCTGCTCCAGCTGTCGCATATTTACTTTTCAACATAATGAAAACGATGATAGCGATGGACAAAGATAAAAGCGAATATGAATTAATATATTACATGATGAGGACAGCTCTGCCAACTGTAAGAGTTGATGCCGCAAAAATAATCAAAGCAAGATATAAAGATCCAAGATTCGTTGTAGGAATGTTTAGTAAAAAGACTCCATACGGTGATACTATTAAAATGGACACTTCTGTGCTAGGCGGCAATCAATATGATAAATGGGTATTTGACGAACATACTGAAATTGGACCGATGCTGTTCAAAGAGTATGTTAAGTTCGAGAATGTTAACGCACGTAACCTTGACCATTCTGTAAAGACTCTTACAGCAGGTTGGGGACATTCGTTCATGAATGCTGATGAACTTCATCCTGACAAATCGCCAATTTATCAAGCAATGATTATATCGTCTAGAATAGTTGCGTCTCGACAAGATCCAAAGAAAATGTTACAAGTCTTGTATCCTGAATTAATACCAACTGCTTCGACGTTTTTAATGCAAGTTGCGCTAAGAACTATTGAAGACAACTCAACTGAAGAACGACCAACTTTCTTTAAGAACATAACTGAAAGACTACCAACTTTCTTTAGGAACTTAACTCAAGCATATTCTAATGGTGGACTAATTGATGCAAGAAGCGTTGGTAAATTAACAGGGTACAGTTCCTCAGTTTATTCAAGTCTTTCGTCTAAATTAATCGACAAAGTAGCTGATTATGTAAAATATAATAACGAACATACCACAGCGCAATTCACTGGTTTAGCATACGTAATACAGTCTATTGATTATTTGCTAAATGCACAAGATAAAAAGATAGCATTAAAAATGTTGTTAGATATTCAACAGCTTAATAAAGGTTCCACTGCTAATGAATCAGCGACCACCATGATCTTTAATAGCCTTCAGCAAACTGCGTTCGGCCAAACAAGATACTCTGAAGATTACGAGCCTCTTAAAGAAATGATTGGTTTCGTTAATGACGATCCTGAATTAAAGCAAACCATTATTGATGCGATGCGTAAAGAAGTTAATAATCCAAACATTCGTACGCATACGTTGAATCACCATATGAAAAACATTCAACATATCTCGAGAATGGATTTAACTTCAGAGCAGACTGAAGAACTTGAAGGTATGTTCCATTCTATAACTAGACGAGCTGCTAATGTAATAGCTGAAAAGGCGAAAAGCCAAGCGTATGGTATAACCGAAGCAATTGGTTTAATGACTAATGCGTGTAAGATAGTTGCTAGTAATGATGATTCAGGTAATCCAATATTTGGTAAGGGCTTCGTGCAAAAGACTACATTCAACCGAGCTATTGGTGCAATGGACGGTATGCCTAACAACGTTATGTATCGAGAGCTGCGTAGCGAAATAATGCCGATGCTTGCTAATACTTTAAGAAAGAATTCAGGCGAAATCGAAGAAGTATATGATAACATCAATAACAAATATAAGAAAGAAATTGCGGGTGAGATGATTAACGAACGTGCAATGAAAACTTTAGTTGAAGATAAAATTGAAGGGGCTTTAATTAAACCACTTCAGAAAGTTACTGAAGAGCGATTAGTCGAGATACTCAAGTTTAATAACATCGATGTTCCAGGGAAAAACGTTGCGGTTAAGGATGTTCGTTCTTATAAAGACCTTATTGATTATACAACCAATGCCGTTAAAAACGTAGACTTGGATGATCAAGCAATTGAACAAGTTGAAATGAATCAAGGGCAACTTGACAAGTTAACTACTGACATGTATCGCCATAAAAGAAATAACAAACATGGCGCAGTTGGAGTTAAAATACTTCGAGTATTTAAGGCAAATGTTCCGGTACAACAGCAGGCACACGACGATTGGTTGGCTGCTAAACCTACTCAAGAAATTATAAACCCAATGTATCACGGCACAGGTTCAGTTGCAGCATCAATCATATTAAGAAATGGTTTTGCTGTTATCAAATCTGGTGACTCATCTGTCGTTGGTAGAATGTTAGGCGATGGTGTATATGGAGCAATTCATATAGACAAGTCGCAACAGTATATTGGCGATGAAGGCTTTACTCGAAACGAAGGTACGATTGGTTATTTGTTTGGTATGAATGCCGCATTAGGCGAAAAGACTATTGATTATCAAGTAGCTGGGCTAGGTACTGGAGATCGCATTAGATCTCCGGAATGGTGTGTGTTTACACCAAATTCACAATTAAGAATTCAAACGGTATATGAAGTTGAGATAATTACTGAAGGCGCGATGGATCAGTTGTTAAAAGACAATCCTAATACGATTGCTGAAGATCGTAAATCGTTTGGTGATTTCCTTACTGAAGCAAAACGTAAACCTGTTCGTCAAATGCGATATACATTCGTTAACGGTCGAGTGCCAACTGGCGATAATACATATGTTGAGTTTGAAGATTTCAAATCAAATAAGAATGTCTTCATTGAATTCTCGGCGTATGGGCCTACTGTCGTAATCAATAATACTAAAGAGAATGGTACGTTCATGTATAAGTCTCCGACCGAATTTGCTTTTCAAGACACTAATAGATATAATCTATATTTAAAGTTACTTAAGAAAAACGGGAAAGTTTAATGAAGTCATTTTCTCAATTTATAAATGAAGACAAGAATCATGCTGTCGTAGTATGGGGACGTTTAAACCCTCCTACTATCGGGCATCTAAAGTTACTCGATAAAGGCGCCCAAGTTGCTAAGGGTTCTTCATATCTTATATATGTTTCGCAATCAACGGATCCTAAAAAGAATCCACTCGATTATAATACTAAAGTAAAGTGGATTCGTAAAATGTTTCCACGACATGCACGCAACGTAATGTTAGATAAATCTGTTAAAACAATGTTTGATTTATTGACAAAGGTGTATGACAACGGATTTACAACATTAACTTTAATTGCCGGATCTGATCGTGTCGCAGAATATCAAGCACTTGCTAATAAGTATAACAATGTTAAAGCTCGCCATGGTTTCTATAACTTTGAAGGCGGCGTTAAAGTTGTTTCAGCAGGCGAAAGAGATCCTGATGCTGAAGGCGCTAGTGGCATGTCTGCTTCTAAAATGAGAGCTGCAGCTGAAACGAACGATTATCAAATGTTTCAAAAGGGTCTACCAAAAGGATTCACTGAAGGACAACAATTGTTTAACGAATTACGTAAAGCAATGGGTCTTAAAGAATCAGTATCGTTTAGAGATCATCTTCAATTAAAAAGTGTATCAGAAGTTCGTGAAGCTTTCGTTCAAGATAAAATCTTTAATAAAGGTGATACCGTAAAAATAAAGAAAACCTCAGAGCTTGCTGATATCGTCCTGAAGGGAGCGAATTATGTTATCGTTGAAAAAGCTGATAGCGTGAAAGCAAGGTTTTGGCTAACCGATATTGAGGAAGCGGCATGAGTGAGCCATTAGTAGAACAAAAACTAGAACAAAAACTCGAGCAAACTATTGATATAGTAAATAGCTATAATCGTGAGTTACTAAATGACCTTGACGAAGTAAAACAACTACAGAAAATTCACAAGATGGACGTTACAGTTATACACCAACACCTTGACCAAATAAATGAGAAAGTTGAAGTTGCCTTAGCAAAAAAGACTATGAGTGCCAAGGTAAAAATAGCCGGATTAATAATTTATGCTGTCGTTATGCCATTACTAATAATGTCTTTAAAGATTAGCGTGGAGACCCTTTAGATGCCAAACACTAACCACGACGAACAGGATCGGATGAGCGCAACCCGCCTTGACCGAATTGAAAACAAGATAGACCGTCTTAGCGAAGCAATGATTGATTTAGCACGGGCCGAAGAAAAACTTGTAAACTTTGAAAGATTCAATCAACAGTTATTAGATAGAGTTGAAGCTAATAATACTAAACTGCATAGTCGGATTGATGATCTCAAAAAAGAAACCAATGCCAATACATCGACAGTCAAATTAGTTAATCGAATTTCGTTAGTTGCGTTAACGGCTGTAACTGCCGTCGTAATTAAATTAGTTTTAGGGACAAGCGTATAATATGAAAAAATCAAATTGGTTGAAGAATAGCATAGCAACGAATACTGGATATTTTACAAAGGCAGGCGAGAAGTTAAAAGGCGCTCGGCTAACCGATGAACAAGTTATTCAATGGAATGGCGAGGTTAAAGATATCAAGATTATTCCAGTAGTTAAAACCGTAGACGAACTTGAAGGAGCAAATCCTGAGGAGAAAGCAGGAATGTTTCAATGGATAAAGAGTAAAGTATTAGGGACTCATTAATATGGCAATGTTTGATTTAATCGATGATAGCAACTTTGAATTATATGCTAGCAGAATGTACGTAACGGCTGATATGTCGACTTATGAAGAATTCCAAGAGGATCTTAACCGATTCATGTATTTAGGCCGTTTGTTTAAAAGATATCATTTAAACGACGATCTACAAGAAAGACTAATTTTAAATCACATGATAGTCATCTTCAATTTGTTTTCGGCTGAAGGTGCTTTAAAATTATTGTTTTGCAAAACTGAGCGCGAACATTGGAGTTACTTAAAAACCTTTCTGATCTATCTCAATTTCTTAACCGATGAAGCCCTTATAAATATACCATTGGACGATGAAATAGTTAACAGGCTGAGGAAAATATAATGGGAATTATTGCGAATGCTGCTGGCACTTATTATACGTATAAGTTTCTTCGTATCCTGACTCAAGACTGGAAAGATATGAAAGCTTTCGAGGATGGTATTGTCGATGAGAAAGGAAAGGTACTTCGTAAATCTAATACATTGAAGAGCAGTGAAAAGGAAGAGTATACACCGTTTCATCGTCTCGTTTTTAATATCAAAAGAATGCTTGAAAAATTGCCAATCAGTAGCAAGTTGACATCTTATGCAGCAGCGTTGTTTCTATTGAAAGAAGAATATGATATTAATACAAAAGTGATTCTTGAGGAACTTGGTATTGACTCAAATGTGCTTCAAGAAA